AAAAACTGACCGATATGGACATGGGGAGGTCGGTACGCTAAAACAATACCGACATAGTGTTGTGAGCAGTTGTGTTGCTGTGTGGGAGATTTGTGCCAGCTTTGGACGTAGTTGTGTGTTTTCTACAAGGAGGTGTGGAAGAGAAATGCTGCGTGGCACTGTATGACCGTCGTAGGGTGGGTCGAAAGCACCCTACCCAGGCAGCGAAATATCCATCTTGGACAGGGTACTGGAACGATTTACCCTACCTCAGAGGGCTATTTACCCTACCTCGGCCCCGCAAGGCACGTCAATTGACCTACCCTGGTCCCCCGTGTGCACGTTTTGTTCCGGGCTACGCCCGCAGAAAGTGACCCTACCCTACCTCAGAGGGCTACCCTACCCTACCTCGAGCCTACCCTACGCCGCTACGGGCGAAATTTGGTCTTTCTGGAGGATTTGTGCAAACGAGAGGCCACGGGGCAGGGCGCCGTAGCGCCCTGCTGTCAGTGGAAAAGGACTCGTAGTGCGAAGTAGACCATAAGGAAGCCCAGGAGCGTGTGGATCATGCGAAGTCCGCCGGGCTAAGCTCGGCCAGGGCCTTGTCGCCCGCAGCCATGATGATTGCCTTGCCAGTGTCATTGATGGACACAGAGGAGGCAATGGTCTTACCGGCTCGAAGTCCGGCAGCATGGCCCAGGTAGTAGAAGCGCCCAGGCATTGTGGGATGCGCGAAGACCGTGTAGCGCGACGAAACATGGTCCTTGATCCATGTCGCGCCGAGTGCATTTAGCCCGGCAAGGAGCCGGGCACGTTGAGTAAGCTTGGCCATTGTCTTTCCCTTACACAAGATAGGGTTGAACGAAAGGGGGGCTCGAAAGCCCCCCTTGCCTTGCTTACTCTGCCGCCACGTCGAAGTCGAAGTCCTCGACGTTGCCCGCGTCAGCCATGCGCTTCTCCGCCTCGGCCCGCACCTTTGCGGCCCGATCCGGGTTTGCCATGTAGCCCGCGACGATCGCCGCAAGCTTCTCGGCGCTGCCCTTGCCGCTGGGGAGTTTCTTCCCCTTGGATGCGGCCCAGGCCGTGACCCACTCGGTCGCGACAAGCTTGACGAACTTGTCGATACCGACAACGCGTGGTCCGCCGACTCGCGTTCCGACTTCGCCAGCGCAAATGGCATCGAAGCGCTTCTGCATCTTCTCAGCCTTGAGCGCCTTCACCTCGTCGTCGCTCTTGCCCTCGGTGTCCTTTTTCGCAAGGGCGACCGAATCAGTGAGCGACTGGCTGAAGCCGTTTTGCAACAGGTAGGCGATTGCCTTCTCGTTCATGTCGAGCGGATTGACCTCGAAGCCGTGGGCCTTGAGGATCAAGCCGTCAGGGATATTGATAGTCATTGTGATTTGTGCCTTTCGTTTGCCAAGGGGATCGTGTTTTCCCTTGGTCTTTGCCTTAGTCGAAGCCTCGTGCACCCGGTATTTTGTCGCGCCCCCGGATAGGGTGGTCGAAAGTCTTAGCCCGCTTTGCGTTCCGTCATTAAGTGCCTTTCGCCGTTTCGATGGACATAGACTTAAAGGGCCGAAGGCCAAAGGTCAATAGGAAAAATGCACGGCTTTGCATTTTTCTTTAAGGGCCGGCACTTTGTCGGCCTGGGTGGGCAGGATTGGCCGAAAATGCCATGCCGTGCCCGTGGATGCGCGAAGGCACGTCGCCCGTGTAGGATGCCCGGAAATGGCTTCACCCCATTGGGCGACGTTGGCATGACGTTGTATGGCATTGCGACCCGTTCTGATCCGGGCGTGCCCGTGCGACGTGCCCGCACGCGCGAACCACAACGCCCGGTCGAAGTCAATCCCCTTTGTAATCACAAAGTTGTGATCACGCTTCGCGCGGCCAGCCATTGACAGTGCAAGGCTGGCCGTGCATTGTCATCGGGCATGACAACGAAAGGCAATGCCAATGTCCAACCTTGCGGAAAACTTCCGCTTTACCCAGGCTAAGTATTGGGAAAGCGGCAAACGTGGCTATGACGATGCTGTGGAACGCGCGGTCAATCGCCTTGGTGCAATCAGGCTCGGACCAATAGAGCACGATGGCTATCGTGATGTTCCGGGCGATATGCCTGCTAGCCTGTACCGCTTTCGTGATGGCTCGCTATGCATCATCGGCGATGATGGCTCATGGTGCAGCAAGGCACCAAAGCAAAACAGGTTCAAGGTGACGGCTGATTTGGATAGATCGCAGCGGTAGACTGCAAATGGGGGAGCAAGGGCTCCCCCTTCTTGCCTGAGTCGGGGGCGTAGCCCCCTGGGGGTATGGTGTCCGGCGCAATTGCTTAGAATGCTTTGCAGGACCACCAAATATAGTTTTGACTTTTTTGCATTTTCTTGTAGCTGGTACTTCTACTATACTATTGCCCACGCAAAATTTTCATTGACCACATATCCCCGATCGGATACCATAGACTTTGGTCCTATCGGGGAGGAATACCAGATGCCGTTCATTTCCTTAGCTGCTAAAAGTCTTGCTACAAAACGTGTACGGACTGAGAACAAGAAGCGCGCTGTGGAGTATCTTGGCAAATTCTGCGCGATCTGCGGATTGGAATACCATTTCTCCTCGATGACATTTCATCATTGCCGCGGAGGTGCAAAGCTTGCAGAAGTCAGTGCGCTGCTACAACATCGTTGGGAGACAATACAAGCAGAATTGGATAAGTGTGAGCTTGTTTGTTCGAATTGTCATATGTCTGGACATTGGAAAGACAGGAATGGAGATAAAGAAGAGGCAGTCAGGAATAGTCTGCAGCCAAAACCGACTAATACTTGCGCACGCTGTGGTGCAGTGTTTCTTATGAATCGAGTAACAAGGCAGTATTGTTCAACGAGATGCAAGAAACAGGCAAAAAGAGCAAGGGATAGAAAGATATATGCAGCTATAGTAGATGAAAATGAGTTGAAACCAGAAGATTTTCTGGAAATTTAAGAATCAGCCCACTTCACGATGGTCATACGAGCCCACGCAGGGGCCGTTCCGGCCCCAACCCGTAGGGTCGGACGGGCTTTCCCGCGTGCTTGCTGCATGATCCGCCTATGGACGACACATTCACCATGAGCCGGAAGGGCCAGAGCGCCGAGGTCTTGCACCTGGAGGTGCTTAGGGAACTGACTCCAGAGGACTTCGACACGCAGCTCCCCCGCGTCGGCCCAGCCCCCATCAAAGTCCTGCGCCAGACCCATCACCTCGCCGCGCGCCTCATGGCCGAGGGGCGGCCAAACATCGAAGTGAGCGCAATCACGGGCTACACGCAAGCGCGGATCAGCACTTTTCGCAGCGATCCTGCCTTCGTCGAACTCATGGACTATTACAAGGTCCAGGTGCAAGCACAATACGCGAATGTCCATGAGCGCCTTGCGGCCTTCGGCTTTTCGTGTCTCGAAGAGGCTCAGCAAAGACTTGATGAGAATCCAGAGGATTTCTCGCTGCAAGAGCTAAGGCAATGGATGACCGCGACCTTTGATCGGTCCATCGCCCCGAGCAAGAACGCCTCGGCGCAGCAGGGCGCTATCGCACCTCCTGTCGTCATCAACGTCCAATTCCACCAGCCTGAGCCTCAAGGCGTCGTCCTTGACAATGTCCCTAGTCGGCCAAGCGGCCCAGGTTCTGAGGGCTAGGCATGGCGGACTTTGCGAAGCTCCCTAAAGGTCCAGATTCTGCAATGCGCTCGTGGACCCTCATGGACATACAAGGGCACCTCGCCCCCGTGGGCCTTGCCAAGCTCATTTCAGCAGACGCAGGCTGGATCAAGTTCCTCACCGGCGACGGCCGCATCATCATGTTCTCGACAAGGAACGTCTTCGGAGCAGAGCAAGTCAACGAGGATAAGCTGCCAGTTGAGCTGGGCCTTGCCACTACGCGAGGCGCACCAAGTGCATAGCCCCTGGGGACACAGAGTTATCCGCGGCCTGCGCTGGGCTCGCCCCTGCCAAAGGCCTAGCTGCATCCCAAGGGGACGCCCAAGGGGAGTTAAAGCCTTGGGTCTGTCGTATGAAAGGGCCTTCGGCAAGGCCCTGCCCCGCCAAGCCAAGCTTGGCCCCTGGTTCGAGTTCGAGGACATGGACGGGCCTGGGTTCTGTCAGCCAGACGCCATCCTATCCGTGCGAAATGGGCCGATCCTCGTCTTCGAATGCAAGTTAAGTGACACTCCTGCCGGTCGAGCCCAGCTCGACGAGCTTTACTTGCCTGTTGTTCGTAAGGCTTTCGGCCGAGAGGCCGAAGGCGTCGTGGTAACAAAGCACCTCAAGCCAGGCTCTACTCAGATCGCTACGAGCCTGCGTGAGATCTTCTCCGCGGCTTGGCCATGTCCAACCCTGCATTGGCGCGGAGCACCGCTCCTATGAACATCACCATGCACTCCACGCAAAGTGCCGAGCAGCAACTTCGTGCAATGCTGCGTTCCGCCATGTGTCTACTTGTCGATGCAAGAAGAAGGCTGAATATTGCTGATATTCCCAGCACTTTTGGCTCAGCAACAGATGACATCGACGACTTTCTCATTGCTGCAGACATCTTAATGCCAGGCACCCTTGCTGAGATCGAGAATCCAGCAGAACCAGTCAACAAGGAAGCGTCTAGTCGGCCAAACGGCCCAGGTTCGAGCACGCCCGCATGACAAGCATCCTCCCCAACGCCAAGACCCAGTTCTTCGACGCTCAAGGCAACCCCCTGGCCGGGGGCAGCGTAGGATTTTATATCCCGGCGACCTTGGTCTTCAAGACCACCTGGCAGGATGCGTCGCAAGCGACGCCAAACGCGAACCCTGTCATCTTGGACGCGGCGGGCGAAGCTCAGATCTGGGGAACGGGGACATACAGACAGATCGTCAAGGACAGCCTTGGAAACGTAGTTTGGGATCAGGTCACGCAGGAGCCTCTTGCCGGCTTCGTCGCGCAGACAAAGAACAAGATCTTTGCCGGGCCGAGCACGGGCGTGGACGCTACGCCAACGTTCAGGGCCCTGGTAGACGCCGACATTCCAGGGACGTTTTCGACGCCCAAGGCCATGAGCGGAGCGGCCTTCAACGAGGCGCACGGGGCCGACATCGCGAGCGCCGCGACGGTCGATCTGACTCTTGCTACAGGCAACGTCGTAGACATCACCGGCACGACCTCGATCACGGCCTTCACCCTGCCCGAGGGCTTCGAGCGCATCGTGCGCTTTACGGACGTTCTGACTATTACGCCTGGGGCTAGCCTCATCGTGCCCGGAGGCCTTGCCTTCGCCACTGCGGCCGGGGACTTTGCCTGGCTAAGAGGTTATGCTGCTGGCGTGGTGCGGATTGAACAATATTATCGCCTCGCTTGGCCTCCCGGCGGCGGCAGAGTGGCGCAAGTGCAGAACTCGCAAACGGGCGCCGTTGCCACAGGCACCACGGCGATGCCTGTGGACGATACTGTGCCACAACAAACCGAAGGCGATCAATACCTCACCAAGGCCATCCAGCCGACAAGCGCAACGAGCCTACTTATCATCGAGGGCGTCCTTGTCCTGGCCTCGAGCACTGGCAGCGCTCTGCTTGGCATCGCCTTGTTCCAGGACGCTACGGCGGCGGCTTTGGCGGCCTGGCGAAGTGATCAGGGAGGGGCCGGGACAGCAAGGGTGATTCCGTTCCGTCACGTTATGGTCGCCGGAACCGTGGCCAGCACGACATTCAAAATTCGTGCTGGCGATAATGCAGGCGGAACGACGACCTTGAATGGCGTGGCCGGCGGGCGGATCTTCGGCGGCGTCATGGCAAGCACATTGACAATCACAGAGGTGCTTCAGTGACCTGGTTTGTGCATCGCAAGGACGACGGCAGCATTGCCTTTCTTGGCCGTGAAGCGCAGAAGGGCTACAACGAAGAGGCGCTTGCTGACAATGATCCTGCCATTGTGGCATTCTTCACGCAGAGCCCTGCGCAGGTCGCCCTAGCGACGCTCCAGGCCAATGACGCGCAGATTTTCAGGGCCCTGGAAGTCATTGTGGACTTGCTCCTTGGCAAGAACGTGACCGCTGGGCAGCCCTTGCTCGTCGCCGGGGACTTCCCGCAGGGGCTTCGGCAGCTTTACCTTGCCCGGAAAGCCTTGCGTGCTCAGGCAGGAGTCCCATGATGTGCTTGCATGACTGGTGGTACGCTGGCCAGTGGCGCTTTTGCCCCCATTGCAGCAAGGCTGAACGACGGAGACTCCCCATGCGAAGCCTAGTCATTGCCCTTGCGCTGGCGCTGTGCGCGAGCGGAGCCCAGGCACAATCTACGGTCAAGATCTGCGCCCCCATTGCCAATCCACAGGGAGCGGTGAGTTGTCAAGATGTGCCCGGTGTCATCGGCCCCGGCGGAGTGGTCATGCTTGGCGCTGCGCTCGCTCCAAGCAACGTGGAGGTCACGCAGAGCAGCGTGACCCTTGCCGCTGCGACGACAAACACCCTCATCGCCGCGAATACGGCGCGGCGCTATCTTTGCTGGATGAACGCCGGCACAGCCCCGATGACCGTAGTTCCGGTCTCAACCGGAACTACGCCGAGCACTGTGACTGTCGTCGCCGGCACCGGCATGAACTACGATCCTGGCAGCAGCGCCATAAATCAGGGCGGCGGCTTTTGCCTTGAAAACTCCAGCATCACCAAGCAGGCGTTCCGAGCGATAAGCACAGCGGGAACAACGGCTATCGTGTGGGAGGGACAATGATCATGCGCCGCTTTGTCCTTGCCCTCCTTGCCTGCCTCTTGGCAGGCCAGGCCTTTGCCGGCGCTACGCTTCCGCCAAACCCGCGCCAGCGTCTCTCTGCTACACTTAGCTACACCGTCGCGCATAGCACAGGCAACGACGCGAACTCGTGCCTGAGCTTCGCTACGGCCTGCAAAACAATCCAAGGTGCTGTCAATCTTGCGTATAGCAAGCTCGACACGGCGGGGAACACAGTAAATATTCTGCTCTCGGTTCCGCAGGGGCCATATACTGAAACGACCACGATCAATGGGCCGATGGTCGGAGGTGGCACCCTTGTCATCACGACCATTACCGGCGGCCCTGCGCTTGTTACCACCACCAGCGCCAACGCCTTCACCGTCAACGGCGGCGCGAGCGTCCAGTTCAAGAACTTGCAGATCAGTACGATCACCAGCGGCGCCGGCATTATTGCAAATAATGGTAGTACCGTTACCATTGGCAGCGGCATGGTTTTTGGCAACGTCGTCGCTGCGATGCTTGACAGCAGGTCGTATTCCAACATAGTGTTGTCCAGCGGATATACGATCTCTGGCAACGCCACCTCGGCCATCCATGCCGATGGTATGGGCTCGCTCTTGCTTGATAACCAGGTCATCACCTGCACGGGTTCGCCGGCCTTCTCGGCCTATTTCGTCGGCGTCGGCACGGGCTACGTCGAGGCGATCGGGACGACCTTCTCGGGTTGCGGAACGGTAACGGGGCTAAGGTTCCTGGTCAACAACAATGGCGCGCTGCGAACTGACAATGGCAGCCTGACGTTCTTCCCAGGCGACACGCAAGGCTACACGGTCAAGGGCGGTGCCTTTGATAGCCTTATCACCTCGATCCGCACCATCGCAAGTGGCTCGAGTGATACGACAGCAAGCGACGGTATTGGCGGAATGCGAGATGCGACGATTTTGTGGAAAAGTGCGTCTGGCGCACCAAAATCGCAAGTGCTCGTGCCGTGTACTGGTACCGGCCCCTTTCAACAAGTAACAATCAAGGATTCGCAGGGCGATGCCAATACGCAGCCGATCACCATAACGGCATCGGCCACGACCTTCGATGGCGCAGCCAACCGAGTGATCAATACAGCCTTCGGTGCTGTGACTTTGCAATGCAACCAAGTAAGCGACTACAACGTGATATCAAGCAAATGAGCAAGGCAGAGTGGCGGCTTCGCCAAAGCGAAGCCCTGCGCCAAGTGGAGCGGGACAAGCAAGGCTGGGTGCCTGCATGGCCGGAGGCGCCGCATGGCCTTTGACCGCGAAATAACGGCCTTGACGGTCTTCTGCGAGGCTAGTGGGGCTTCGCCCGGCGAGCGCCTCGCGGTGCTCCACGTTATGTTTAACCGATGGAAAAGCGGCCGCTTTGGCGCCACCTTGGCAGAAGTTTGTCTGCAGCGTTTCCAGTTCTCCGAGTGGAACGATGACAAGGCCGACAATGCCAATCTGCGAAGAGGGGCAAGAGTAAGGGACGATGATCCTGTGCTGCGAAGCATTTTGGAGGCCTATGAGAGTGTCTTGGCTGGTGGCCTGGATACGACAAGAGGTGCGCTGCATTATCATGACAAAAGCATTCCGGTGCCCTCTTGGGCGCGCCAGGCGGCCATAAGCCTTGAGACTGACCACTTTGTGTTCTATGTAGGTGTTGCATGAGTGACCCAACGGTTGTCCCCCTTGCGAAGCCAGAGCAGACCGAGCTGAATCCAGAGGGCAACACCACTGTTGTGCAAACGGCCCCGGCGCAGGTCACCACCGTGACGCAGGAAAGGGATCTCAAGGACTGGGCTCCGCTGATCCTCATGCTTGTGGTCACGTTTGGGTTCTTCACAGATGTCGCCGTTATGTTGTTCCATGAGATCCCTGCTGGGAACCTCAACGTCGCCAACACGTTGACCGGATATATTGCCTCCGCCTGGACCGTCGCGATGGCCTATTGGTTCGGCAGCACCGCGACAAGCAAGACCAAGGACACGACTATCAGCAATCTCGCGAATAAAGGACCACAAGCATGAGCAATGTATTCGAGGGCGCGCCTGACGCACGCCAGTCAGACAAGGTAGATGAGCCGCTGAGCCGGTTCCGGCCGCGCTACAGGGCGCTAAGCGACGAAGAGAAGGCTCTCCATGACGCTATTAAGGCGAAGGCCGTCGAGCTGGAGACGCTCTTTGAGAAGGTCAAGCCAGGACGCTACCGAGCGCTGAGCCTCACGGCTCTCGAAGAGGCTGTCATGTGGAACATTAAGGAACTGACGTCATGATGCCCCAGCGCCTCTGCATCTTGCCTCTTGTCGCTTTGCTCGCCGGCTTCTCCGGCTGCTCAAGCACATCGCAGATCACCACGGTAGACACCCTCAAGGTCGGGCTGGCCACAGCAGAGACCCTCGCAGATGTCTATGTGAAGCTGCCCCTCTGCGGCTCCCCTCCTTGCCATACGCCTGAGGCCGTCGAGCAGATCGCCAAGGCCGACCAAGTGGCCTTTGATGCCATCCAGGCCGCAAGCAAGGGCGCCGCAAGCGGGCAGACCGTGGACTTGACAGCTGCGCAAAGTGCCCTTGTCGCCTTCCAGGGCCTCGTCACCGCCTACATGCCTCCGCCGAGCAAGGGAGCCGCGCCATGAACGCAGAGCTTATCATCGCCGTGATCCAGGGCCTGCTGGCGCTCGCGCCAAAGCTCCCTGCCGTTGTCCAGGGTGTCGGGACAACCATTGATCTCCTGCGCAGCGGAGCAGCACCTACCCCTGAGCAGCAGGCCAGCATCGATGCCTTCCTGGCCCTGGCGCACAGCACGCTGCAAAGAGATGCCGCCGAGGCCCTGGTCAAGGACAAGGCAACAGATGCCTTGCCCTCATGATTGGTTCTACCCCTCGCCGAGCCAATGGTGGCGCTATTGCTTGCAATGCAGTGTTGTTGAGTGGCGGCATCTCAGGTTCTTAGCTTGGTGGGGGCTGGACTATTGGAGCAGGAGGAGGCCGTGGCTGTAAGTGTGTGTCCTTATTGTGGCCAAGTGCGAACCGCCTTTGACTGCCCTTGCCGCGTTGAGGCGTGGAAGCGTGCGCAAGGCATCTTGGCCGATGCACGGGAGGGCCGGCGAGGGCTGAGCCAGACGACACCAAGCGAGGACCTTGTTGGCAAGGCGGCACGAGGTGCCGCTTTGGGACGTGCCCTGGGAAAGGTCTGGAATGCCTAACGTCATTGTCGGCCCGGTGCTTGTTCCGATCATGCTCGACGATGGCTCCACGGGCACGGCGACCATGCCAAGGCAGATCGTTACTCTGAAGCCACCGCTGTCGGCGCCCCTGTGGTCATGCGATTTCGCAGGGGCAAGTCTCGGTCCGCTCTCGGCCTCCATTCAGCCAGTCCTTGGCGTTCCTGCGCTGCCCTGGGGCAGCCCTCCACTTGCCATTCAGTGCCTCGGTGCTGCAAGCGCCCACCATCATAGCGTGAGCAGCACCGGGCTTCGCCTTGCTATGGCAAGTGGTAGTGGAAGTGACCAAGCCGCCCTCATGGTGCAACCAAGAGTTGCGCTGCATGAGTTCTATGTCAGGGCGCGGATTACCTTGGATCCTGGCCTTGCCTCGGTCCTGTCGCCGGGCGCCAATTGGCAGATGGTGCAAGAATGGAAGACAGGTGGCTGGCCACCGGCTCCCTACGGCGGGGACCTTAGGGCAACCCTGCAGGTGCAAATGGACGCCGGAGGCGTCCTACATTGGCGTATGGGCCTCGACACCAACGCAAATGATGCGAGCGTGCCTTTGGCTACGCTCTACGACAGTGCATACTCGTCCAAGGCCCTCGTGCGGCCGGGCACTCCGCAGCTCGTAGAGCACTATTGCCGGCGGAGCCTGGGCAACTCCGGCCTTGTCTGGTGGAAGGTCGATGGGGTGCTTGTCGGCCAGTTCGCAGGGCCAAACTTCGGCGTGCATAGCGCCGAGATCAACCGCTTGATGTTGACGAATTTGTACTCCGCTGCATGGCTCAGCGTGCGAAGCATCACGGACATCATGCTTTATGCGACTGTGCCACCGTGATGCGTCACCGCCATGACGACAAGCCGCCATACGATGATGCTCTCGCCCGTCATAGGCTTGTCAATTGGTGGGTGCAGCTCTGGAACTTCGACGCCACGGACAAGAAATGTACCAAGATCAGGGCCATTATGCAGCTTATCATGCTCCCAGTCATCTCGGCTGGATTGCTTGCGGTCTTTGTTCGTTTGGGCATCGTGATTACATTCTTGATCTCCGGGGCTGCGGACCATGAAAAGATATTCAAGACTGAGGCCGGCTATGAGCTGCGCTTGCGGACCATTGAGGCCACTTTGCTGGCGCATGAGAAGATCTTGGATTATATCTTGAAGACCGAACACAATGAGCACCCTGGCAGCTACGTCAGCCCGCCGCCCTTAACACCACGATAGGAGCCTTGCCATGTCACTGATTCTGATTGTCTTGGTCCTGCTCCTGCTCTTCGGTGGAGGCTACGGAGGCTACTATACCCATCGCACCTATGGGGGGCCGTTCGGCCCTATTGTCTGGATCATTGTCATAATTTTGATCTTTGTCTTGCTTGTGCCGGGCAGGGTGTATTTTTAGCCAAATTGTGGCCCATTTAGGCCGTGCCCTTCGCACGGGCGACACTAAAGTGTCGTCCTGCTGGCCCAACAAAGCGTAGCGTGCATAAGGATGCAATTCAAGGAGGCAAATATGGCAAAGCGACAGGATAAAGTTATGGAAGGCGGAGATCTCGGCTCGGCAGTCAAGCACGTTGCGGAGCAATGCTGCTCGACTCACCACATGGTCGGGCAGCACAAGGTCGCTGGTGGCTTCGACGGCGAGACCAATGTGCCGGGCGCAAGCGCGACGAAGCATGAACGGGACAAGCCGGGGGTCTGACAATGGCCAAGATATCCGCTCCGGAGGATTATGCCTCGCGAAGTGTCTCCGTGGAGGCAATCGACAACGGGTACTTGGTCACGACTTCAACCTCGCAGAACGGCGAGTACAAAAGCGAGAGGCGCTTCAGCGCCTCGAAGCCGGATATCTCGGCGGATATGGCAGATGATGCGCGCGCAGGCAGGATGCCTTCCCCATCTAGCCTTGCTGACGCGATCTCGGCCATTAGGGGGCGTAGGTGAGGCTGAGTCATGCCAGTCGAGCCGATAGTCCCTGGGGGGAGGCAGGGAGTAGCCTTTCTTCTTGCCTCCCCCGCTTTTTGGGTCGCAAGTGCGACCGTGTTGATGTATTGCCCGTGGTGGCCGGACGCCTGGACAACGCCAAGACAGGTGGTCTTGCTTCTTGGCCTCGCGTGGCTTTGGCAACCCGTCAAGCTAACGCTAGTGCATCTCCTTACCTTGCTTTGGCTTGCATACGTGGCCTTGGCCGCGTATTGGGCACCGGACCGGACTGGCGCCCTGGGCAGCCTCTTGGATCTTGCCTTGCTTGTGGGCGTGCTATGGATCGGACGCGGCGAAGAATTACTCAGCGGCGCTTGCGTCGGCGTGGCAGGCCTTGGCGCCCTCGCGTGTTGGGAATCGTGGCAAGGACAGATCTCTGGGCAGCTCCTGGGGAATCCGAACTACCTGGGCGAAGCTGCAGCGATTGGCATATCGTGGGCCCTGGTTGGACGGCGATGGGGCATGGCCCTTTGCCTATGTCCAGCCCTGGTCCTTAGTGGCTCTCGCGCTTCTCTCCTTGGCCTCGGTTTGGTCGTGGTCTGGCTAGGGTATAGGCAATGCAGGGGGCTATGGGCAAGGTTCATCCTGGTGGATTTGGCGCTCGGAGCCCTGGTCTGGGCAATGGTGTTCTCAAACAGCACAAGTCTCTTCATGCGCCTGGATTGGTGGCAAGTCGCGCTGGAAAATCTTGTGCCCTTTGGGCATGGACCGGGGAGCTTTTGGCAGTCCTTGCCCGTTCACAATGTGACGTACTTCCAGGGCGTGATGCAGGAACGGCCGGAGTGGCCGCACAATGAGCTGGTCGACTGGCTATTCACCCTGGGCCTGGGGGCAATTTTTCCCATTGCGCTTTGCTTTGTACTATGGCAGGACAAGGCGCGCCGACCCTTGTGGCTCTGCGTCGCCGTTGTCGTGGCGCTGGGCTTTCCGCTGCATGTCCCGAGCACGATCCTTTTGCTTGGCAGCCTTGCCGGCCTTAGTGCGGAGCATCTGCCTAGGCTTGGCCTTGCTCGCCGCCCTTGGCGAGACGCAGGCAAAGTGGGCGTGGAGCCTGCCCTCTCCGGCCTTAGTCATCGGAGGGCTTGAAGTGGCCAAGTGGACCTGGCCTCTGGACAGACGACTGGTCGATGGCCCTGCCCACGCAGTCGTTGGCTTCGGGCCGGCCTTTGACGACAATGTGGGCTGGCAGATATTGTACAATGCGGCGCAGCGGGACCCTAGTCACCTTGATTGGCTCCTTGGCCTCGGCCGCATCGCCCATCGGCAGGGCAACTCTAGCCTTGCCTTCGCGTACTTTGCAAAAGCGTGTGCGCTTGCGCCGCGTCTTGCACCTTGCTTGGCTGTCAGTGGCCCCGTCCCACTGTCAGAGCCAACCCTTTCGGCGGGCTTAGGAGCATCGAGATGAAACTTCGTGTTTTGCTCCCTGCCGTCGGGATTTTGACGGCCCTTGCGACGGCGTACGCCGTCGCAGGCGGAGTGTTCACCAATGGATTGCCCAACGCTACGGGTGTGCTCACTGGCAATGAGGAGTTCCCGGCCGATACCAATCTGCCCAATGGGCAGAACCCGCAGAGCGAGGCGATTACCCCCGGCCAGATCATTGGCTACGGCAGGACCTTGCAAGGGGCAAGCGGACTTCGCAACTTGCTCATCGGCGGCGACTTCGGAACGAATCCTTGGCAGCGAGGCACCTCGTTCACGGGTATTACCTCCACGCCGACCTATACTGCTGATCGCTTCGCGGCTGTCGGAGCCGCAGGCTCCAGCATTAGCGTCTCCAGGCAGACCGGCGCGGCGGACATCACGACAGGGTTCAATGCAAGCCTTCGCTTGCAGCGTGCTGCCTCCAACGCTGATGTGAGTCCGATTTGCATCCAGCAGGTCATCGAGACGAATGACTCTGTGCGGGCGCAGGGCCAGGTCATGGCCCTGAGCTTCTCGGCGTTTCAGGGGGCGAACTTCAGCGCTGCTGGAGCTACGCTCAATTGGACCGTTGCGACGGGCACTGGCACTAACCAGAGTGCCGCCTTGTTCGCTGCAGGGACCTGGACTGGCTATGCGGCAAAGACAGGGACGATTACTCTTGCAACCAATCCTACGGCCTGGACGCGGTATAGCGCCACGACGGTGGCTCTGCCGGCCACAGCGACCCAGGTCGGGATGAGCATCTGCTACACGCCTGTCGGCACCGCTGGGGCGGCGGATTGGGTAGAGTTTGCCGGCGTGCAGCTTGAAGTCTCCCCTACGGGAACGGCAAGTGCGTTTGAAAGGACTCCGCAGAGCAAGGTCCTCTATGACGCGCAGCGGTACTTCCAGAACTATGCGGAGCCGCCGAACTTGTCTGCGCTTGCGCGTGGGTATGAGCAGAATGGGCAGCAGCAGTGCACGGTCACGCTGCCCTTCCTTAACACCATGCGGGTGGCGCCGACGGTAACGGTGAGTAGCGGAACGTTCCAGGTGCTCACCGCTACCTCGCCTGGCTTCGGGCCGATCCAGGCCGGCACGACGAACTTCATTGCGTCGGCGCAGCAGGTGCCCTCGACGACCGCGGTGACGCTCGTTGCCACTGGGCCGGGCACGACTATCGGGCTTGGCTGCGGCATTGCCGGTGGTGGCGGAACGGGCTCGGTGCAGCTAAACAGCGAGCTGTAAGGGCGAGGTTTAGGTAGGGAAGGCTCTTGCCTTCCCTACCCATTTCGTGATCGGCATACAGGCCCACCCGGCATGGACACCCTAAGCCAAGGCTCTACGAAAATCCAGGAGACGCGTAGCGTCTCTGCTGGCTTTCCGCAGGCCCTTGACTTCTTGTTCAAACCGAAGAGATACAAGGTTGCTTGGGGAGGCCGCGGAGGTAGCAAGAGCTGGGGAGTAGCTAGAGCACTTCTCATCATGGGTATGCAGCGGCCTCTCCGTATCCTTTGTGCGCGCGAATTGCAGAACTCGATCGCCGAGTCAGTGCACAAGTTGCTTAGTGACCAAATTGCTTTGATGAATTTGCCCTACAAGATCGAAAAGACGCAGATCTACAATGATCTTGGAAGCGGGTTCTTTTTCGAGGGCATCTACAGGAACGTGGACCGGATTAAGTCCTATGAGGGCGTGGACATTTGCTGGGTGGAGGAGGCCCATAGGGTTACTAAGGCCTCTTGGGAGATCTTGATCCCGACCATCCGCAAGGAAGGGAGCGAGATTTGGGTCACGTTCAACCCGGATCTGGAGAGTGATGAGACTTATCAGAGGTTTATTAAAAGTCCGCCGCCGGATGAAATGGCCTATGTTCGCAAGATCACTTGGAGGGACAACCCCTGGTTTCCCAAGGTACTCCGCGAAGAGCTTGAGGAACTCAAAAGGAAGGACTACGATGAATACCTGCATGTGTGGGAAGGAGAGTGCAGAATCCTGCTCGAGGGCGCCGTTTACGCGGAGGAACTTCGGGACTTGGTCCGTGACGGACGCCTGTGCAAAGTCCCGTACGATCCAACTGTGGGTGTCTCGACCTTCTGGGACCTGGGATGGGCAGATCACACTTCAATTTGGTTTGCCCAGAGGGTTGGGTTTGAGAACCATATCATAGACCATTACAGCAACCATCTTAGGTCCTTGGATCACTACTTGGGCATCCTCCAGTCTCGCGGGTATATCTATGACACGAATTGGCTTCCTCACGACGCTAAGGCAAAGAGCTTGGGCACGGGCAAGTCAATCGAAGAACTCATGCGCGCCAAGGGATTTAAGACAAGAGTTGTGCCACGTCTTAGTCTCGCAGATGGAATCAATGCGGCAAGGACAGTCTTTGCCTCCTGCTATATCGATGCAGACAAGTGTGAAGCAGGTGTCAAATCGCTTCGTAGTTACCATTACGAAGTAGTCGAAGTCGGTGGACGGCTGAGCAAAGAGCCAGTCCATGATGTGCATAGCCATGATGCAGACGCCTTTCGGGCGCTGGCCGTGGCGCTCCGCGCCCCCAAGGGCAAGGGAAATGACAAGCTCATCAACTTGGCCGAACGCAAACCAGGTCTTGTCTATGAGGCGGGACGGAGGATTAGCAATAACCTCCGGTGGCTAGGTGGCTGAGCGCGGCGTTCCCCGTCCGCTGGGGTCCCAACGCGACCCGATTGTGGATGAGGCGGACAAGCGCCTGCAGAGGTGCGTTGACTATGAAAGTGTCTGCCGGACCAGCTTCATTGAGGATTATAAGTTTGCGGAAGCTGATGCTGACAATGGCTTTGCTTGGCCAGACGCTATCCGCCGCAACCGCGACATTGACGAACGCCCTTGCTTGACGGTCAACAGGACCAGGCAGCACAATCTCCAGATCATCAACGATGCCAAGCAGAACAAGCCAGGCATTGTCATTCGCGGGACTGGGAATGGTGCCACATACGAGAGTGCAAAGACGTATGAAAGCATAGTGCGTAATATCGAATACCAGAGCAATGCCCAGACAGCGTACTCGACGGCCACTGAGTTCCAGGTCAAGTGCGGCATAGGCTGGATTCGCGTTACCCGCGAATATAGGGACGAAGACAGCTTCGAGCAGGACCTCTTCATTCGCCGAGTCAATGATCCGCTAAGCATCTACATTGACCCGGATGCCAAGGAAGCCGACAAGTCCGATGCCAAGTTTGCTTTCGTCTTCGATGATGTTCTGAAAGATGACTTCGCTGATGCCTATCCCAGCCTAAGCGAGTTTGAGATCGGCCAGAACGCCCTTGGCATCGGCGGGATCACAAGCAAAGATTATATTCGCGTGGTAGAGTACTTCCGCAAGCTCGACGTTGCGGACGAGCTGGCAGCAATCCGCAATTCGCAAACTGGCCAGATGGAGGTCATCCGCAAGTCAAAGCTGCCGAAGGAAATCTGGCCAGAGATCAAAGCAGACAAGACCATACAGACAAGGCCGATTACGTACACCAAGATCGAACGATATCTCATTGTTGGGGACAAGATCGTCGAAAAGACCGATGAGCTAGGCAAGTACATCCCGCTGGTGCCTGTCATCGGAGAAGAGACCCTGATTGACGGCAAGCTGGATCGCAAAGGCCACACTCGCGCTCTGAAAGATCCTGGGCGCATTTATAACTACTGGACAAGCTCGGCTGTCGAGCAGGTTGCTCTGCAAGGAAAAACTCCTTGGGTCGCTCCGGCTGCTGCCATTGAGGACTATGAGGGCTATTGGAACACCGCCAACCGGGTCAATCATTCGGTCTTGCCTTATAATGCCTTTGATGATGCCGGGAATGCCCTACCTGCTCCAGCGCGCACCAATCCCCCTGAATATGGGCCGGCGTACTTGTCTGGGATGCAGGTCGCCGTCAATGAAATGATGATGGTCAGCGGGCAGTATCAGCCGCAGATGGGAGAGCCCTCGAATGAACGCAGCGGAAAGGCGCTGGCGGAAAGGCAGCGTCAGGGCTCGAATGCTACGTATCACTTTATTGATAATCTTGGTGTTGCTATACGCCACGTTGGCAGAATTTTACTTGACCAGATTCCTCTAGTCTACGACACAAGGCGCGTGATGCAGATCCTTGCCTTGGACGGCACAGATTATGAAATCGAGGTCGATCCGAGCGCCAAGCAGGCCTACATTCAGCACCTGAACCACGATCAGGAGATTGTCAAGAGGATCTTCAATCCGAGGCTTGGAAAGTATGATGTACAAGCCGACATCGGTCCTGCCTACGGGACACAACGCGAACAGATGTTCGATGCCCTCACAACGCTCATTGCGCAGGCGCCGGATATGGCAAGTCTCGTCGGCGACTTGTGGATGAAGGCGGCGGACTTCCCAGGGGCAGACGAAGCTGCCGAGAGGTTTAAGCGGATGCTTCCGCCGCAGGCCCTGGGCAAGGGACCGAGCCAAGCGGAGCAGCAGCTGCAGCTTCAAGTAGATAACTTGACTAAGCTTCTGACCAAGGCCCTTGACAAGGAAGCTGGCCTGGCGCTGAAGTTGAAGGGCAAGGAGGAGATGCGCGAGATCGACGCTTTCGACGCGGACACGAGGCGCCTTAAGATCCTTGCCGATCATGGCATTGACCAAGGGACCCTGAGTGTGCTCAAGCTCCAGCTCATGCATGATATGAACCAAAACACGATGGCCTTGGTCGCAGATGATAAGCATAGGGACGCGGATAGGGAGGCAAGCATGGCCACAATGGGCGAAGCCCCCGCCGAAGGCGGCGAAGCAAGTGCGCCAAAGGTCGCTGGCAACGGCAATGGTGCCGGAGGAGGAGGGGCTGAGGCCCCTCCGATCCCTGGTGCTCGGCGTGCTCGTGATGGCCACTGGTATGTGCCTGACCCAACGAGGCCAGGCAAGTATGCCCTGGTGGCCTAGGCCATGCCAGACATCAATCCCCTAGTCAGTGCACAGCCAAACGGATTGCTCACCGTTGATCAGTCCTCGGCCCTGATGGGGCCGCCAGGCTATGCAGAGCCCGGCCCCTTGGACAGCGGCCCTATCTACAACAGCCATGCTTATCAGACCTTGCTTAGCCTCGCACGGACCTTTGGCACGCCCGAGGGCCGAGTCAAGCTCGCAGATGCTTTTGCCAATCCGCCGAGGCAGACGCGCGAAGCGCGTCTTCAGACGGCGGCAGAGCTGGCGTTGAACTTCGGCGGTATTGGCGCCGTTAAGGCCTTTCATGGCAGCCCGCACGAGTTTGCGCCGGAGCCCGGTGCACCGCTGGGCCGCTTCAGGGATGAAGCGATTGGGACGGGCGAGGGAGCCCAGGCCTTTGGGTATGGGCATTATGTGGCGGAGAGTCCGGGAGTGGCGAGTACGTACAAGGGCAGCCGCGACATTGGCACCAATGACGTTACAACGTATAATGGACAGCCTATCCATGACAAACGGGGCATTATTGAGAAAGGTGCGCAAGATGCAGGCTTAAGCACCGAATGGCAGGAAGACGCAATTTCTGCCTTTCATCACTCCCTTGGAGATATGGATATTGCACAGACTGAGTTTGGTCTGCATGGACAGGCAGTGGATTGGTTAGAGAAGAACAAAGATAAGCTTTCTTTTGTTAAAGGCAAAGACTCGGAGCCAAGCCTGTACAATGTCGTCGTGCGGCCGGACAAGCACGAATTGCTGGACTGGGACAAGCCGTTCCGTGAGATGGAACCAGATTTGCAAGATAAGCTGGTCAAGATCTATGAAGGGTTTGGCCCTGGAAACATTTTGTCAAATAAAAGTACTGGAGAAGAGATTTATCGAGATATTGCTCGTCGCATGGGCACCACGCAGACACATGCGCCACAGGTCGGAGGTGGCTATCAAGTCACCTCAGCGAATGAAGCGGCTGCTTCGGCCGCTTTGCACGAAGCCGGAATCCCCGGCATCAAGTTCCTGGATCAGCAGAGCCGCAAGGGTGGCTTTGTTGTTCAACGGCGTGAGCGTTGGTGGCCAGAAGATAAAGGCTGGAATCATCTTGACCATTTCGATACGCGCGAAAAGGCTGAGCAGGCTGTCAAAGAATTGAGTGACCCAACACTTTTCGAGAAGGCTTCTAAGCGAGATTACAGGATTAAAGAGAATCCGAAGACTCACAACCTGGTGATCTTCCATCCAGACAACATCAAGATCACCGCGCGGAATGGCAAGGCGCTCACGCCCGTGGACCATGATCCCTTCGCGCCGGACTTACGTCCTGTGGATCATGTGCCAGAATTTGAGGGGGACGCGCATCCTCGCGTCCCGGAGGCAAGGCGAGCGCCAAATGGGCGCTTCTATGCCTTGGACCCTGAGCGGCCTGGCAAATATGTGGAGGTGCCACATTGAAGCCGGTTGACTATGACCCCTTCCTGCTCGACCATGTGGCCGCCCAAGGGAATGGGGCGGACAGGTTCCTTGCCCACATGAGTCCAGGCGATTTGGTAATCCCTGAGGAGCATGTCACGCCAGAGATCCGGGCGATTCATGCACAGATCTTGGGGCGCCTTGCGCCCCGGTTCACTGTGGGTCATCCGCAGAACAGCATCAATGGCAAGACTGGGCTCATCCAGTTTGAGGATGGGGGCGACGGCGGAGATGGGGGAGATGGCACGGGTGGCAATGACAGTGGAGGGGGTGCCGTAGGTGGTGGCTCATCCACTGGTGGCCTTGGAGGCGGCTATGGTGGCTTCGGCGAAGGCGTTGGACAGAGCCGTGACTCTTCTCCCGGTGAAACTGGTGGGCAGGGCCTCGGCGGTGAAACCGGCACCGGCCACGATCTTGGCCAGAGCGGCTGGGGCAGCGGCATGGTGGGAGGCTTCGGCAATCCGACAAGTGGGATTGGGCTGATTGACAAGGGCATTAACGCGGCGGTGACAGATCCAGGGGGGTTCCTAGGTAAGGCCGCTGTAAACATTGGTATCGGTATGGTACCAGGCCTGGGCCTCGTGAATACGGCTAGTGGATTGCTTGGTGGACCGACCATCGGTGGTGCCATTGTCGGAGGTTTTGACCCTTCCAGCCCGAACTCGAATCAGGGAAAAGGCTTTAGTCTGGATGGACTAGGGCAAAGCTCAGGTCCTTCTGGCATGGCTACTGGTGCGCAAGGTTCCAATCAGGATCAGCCGCAAGGCCCCATTAATAGTCTGACAACTACGCAGAATGCTCAGGGGCCGGCGGCCATTCAGGCCTTTATTTCTCAGGCCTCGGTGAATCCCTTATTGCAGAACCTGCTCCATGCCGGCGGGCCGCTCGAGGAGCCGACCAAGCCACAGGTCTTTGGAAATCCCTACATCAACGGCGGACAAGGAAATACGGCATGACCCAGGGCATCCCGACCAAGCCGAACAAGCAAGGCTGGGTACATCCCCTGCTTCGCGAGGTGGCGATTGGCTTCGCGCAGACCTTGTATGAGCGCCTTGCCCAGGACAACTTGTGGTACAAGCATAATAGGTCCAGGGGCGCGTTTGTAAGCTCCAGATGGCCAGATTTGCTCCCCGCCGTGCGAACCCACCTAAGTGCCCTTTGCTCGGCCACTTCGCCTCTTCCCGATAGCGAAAAAGACAAGATTGTGTCAGCCTTGATCGCAGACAACGAATTGCGCCTCGGGCGGGGAAGAGCCCAGGCAGCTAGAGTGCAGAGGATGTTCCAGTAATGGCGGAAGAGACGGAAGTCAAGGAAGAGGACAAGACCGAGGACAAGACCGAGGTCAAGGAAGAGACTAAGGTCGAGGCAAAGGCCGAAGGTGCCAAGCTTCCCGCTACGCTCGAAGAGGCCCTAGCGGAAATTGACAAGCTCTCCAAGGGCCGGGGGGAGGTGCCTGAGTGGGCGCAGAAGCGCATCGACACCATCACGCGAAGCTGGCGAGAGACAGAGCGGGAGCGGGATGCGCTCAAGGGCCAGGTCGAGCAATTGAAGGCCGCAAAGCCCAGTGCGCAGGTCGGCTTCACTGCGGAGCAGGTGGCGCAGGAGGCGGAACGCCTCGCGGCCGAGAAAGAGTTTGCGACGGCGACGAACAAGGTGCTGGCAGAGGGCCGCAAGAGCAATCCGGGCTTTGACGCCGCGCTGCAGCAGCTTCACAATATCTCCCCGGCGATGGTGCAGACGGCGCAGGGGGCGGTGCCCAATATGCCTCGGAGTTTTGTGGAGGCAGTCATAGAGTTGGACAAACCTGCCGAAGTGTTGTCTGCCCTTGCCTTGCCAGCCAACCATGATGAAGCAGCGAGAATCATGGCGCTGCCTGCTTCGCGCCAGGGCGTTGCCTTGAGTCGCTTCGCCGCGGGGCTCGTCCCGGAGAAGGAGATCAGCAGGACGCCGGCGCCTGGGACGACCGTGGTCGCAGGGCGGGCGCGAGGCGCTACTACGGTCTATGACGCGGGGAAGGTCAGTGCCGCTGAATGGATGGAACTCAGAAATCGTGAAATTCGCGAGAAAGCAAAGAGAGCCTGATGCCTGCTATCAAAGATGTAGGCACAATCACGGCTGAAGAACTTCGGCAGTGGTTAGACTATAATCCAGTCACAGGGCAGTTTAAGTGGCGCCGCTACAGGCAAGGCGTTAAGTCAGACTTGGTTGCAGGCAGCCTGAACAACTGTGGCTACCTTGTTATCCGGCTGAAGAATCGCCTCTACATGGGACATCGTTTGGCTTGGTTACATTTCTACGGCGAATGGCCAGATGAGCTGATTGACCATGAACATCGTGAGCGGCATCGCACTGACATTGCTTCGCTGCGGCAAGCTACTCATGCACAGAATCGCTTCAATGCCAAGTATAACAAGAATAATACTTCTGGAATTCCTGGTGTCCGATGGGATGACAACACCAGATCTTGGTGTGCACAGCTGTTCTACGCAGGCAGTTACAAGCTGAATAAGCACTTTGCCGAGCTTGAGGACGCAATCGCCGCGCGTAGTGCTGCTGAGCAGGAGATTTTTGGAGAGTTCGTGCCTGAGCGTGTTCCGCATAATGAGCTGCGGCCGTCTGATTTCATGGAGGAACTCTCACCAGCTGACTTTGCATAGTCCACTTCGCCGGACTCTGGCGTTGCTTTGAGTGCAAGACTGCGAGGCCTAACTCAGCCTCAGGTGCAGAAACAGGACCCTCACCAAGTCCAAGCTCCGTTCGATGCCAAAGACCTTCGACGGCTCCACAGAACCCTACTAACAGGCGCGCTGCGCCAATCAGGAGTCTTCGATGGCCAACACCTTGCTCACGATTTCGATGATCACGCTGGAAGCTATCCGGCTCTTCATCAACTCCAACGAATTCATCCAGCACATCGACCGCCAATACGACGACAGCTTCGCCCAAACCGGCGCCAAGATCGGGCAGAGCCTCAGAATTCGCCTCCCGAATGATTTTGTTGTCGCCACTGGCCCCGCCTTGTCCGCCCAGGACACTGCAGAGCAATCCATCACCTTGCCTTTGGCGACACAGAAACACGTGGACGTGTCCTACTCCACCGTCGATCGCACCATGTCCCTGGACAATTTCAGTCGCAGGGTCCTTGCCCCGATGGTGAACAACCTCGCCGGTGCAGTGGCGGCCGACGTGATGACAGGGGTTGAGGCTGGTGTCAGCAACTTCACGGCGAACCTGGATGCAAGTGGCGCAGTGCTCACGCCCCTGGCAGGCACGTGGCTGAATGCCGGAGCGATTCTGGACCTCAAGTCCGCGCCCAGGAAAAACCGCAAGCTCATCCTTGACCCGCTGACAATGGCGCGGACGGTGACAAGCCTTACGGGCCTCTTCAACCCCAGTCGGGCCATTTCTGCGCAATATGAAAGCGGCCAGATGCAGGAGGCCCTCGGCTTCGACTGGTTCTCGGATCAGACGGTGATCAAACATCTTACCTCGTCGTACACGGGCACGGGTGCGCCGGCAACGATCGCTGGCACGGTCCTTGGCGCCTCGCAGACCGGCCTCCAGATCGTCACGAATGCGATCGCAGGTGGCCTGAACATCGGCGAGATCATCACGTTTGCTGGCGTCAACGCGGTGAACAGGGTCACTAAGCAGACCACGGGGCAGCTCAGCCAGCATGTTGTCACGAGTGCCGTTGCGCCTGGAGGCACGCTCATCAATATCTACCCGGCCATCATTCCAGGCGGCGTGGGCTATGTTCCGACCTCGGGCCTCAATGGCGTGCAGTACCAAACGGTCGATGTGAGCCCCGCAAATGGGGCGAATATCTCGGTGGCGACCTTGGCTGCAAGCACCTATCGCAAAAACATCGCCTATGCACCGGAGGCCATTACGCTGGCGACAGCGGACCTTGAGACGCCTCGTGGCGTCCACGAAGTGGCCCGCGAGGAGTTCGATGGGATCTCCATGCGTATGATCTCGGACTACATCATTGCGACAGATCAAATGGTGACACGCCTTGATGTTCTCTATGGCTTTGTGTTCATTCGGCCGGAGTGGTGCGTGGCAGTCGGCGACGCGGTATAGGCTCTTTTGAAAGGACAGACCAATGACTCGTGATGACATCAAGGCCCGAATTGCAAGGCAATTCCAGGCCAGTCCGCAGGCGACGCACCTTGCCACCAGTGCCCTGGACGAAGTGTTCAATGCGCTGGATCGGCTTCAGGCTCTCGGAGCGCACTTCCACATTGCACCGGCGCTCGTCAGCCAGCATGTGCCACAGGAGTGGCCGCAGTGGCGGGATGGGGTCCTATGGCAAGATGAGGAACACTACAAAGCGGGGCAGGTCGGGGCGCTGCCCCCGCCCGTGAGGCCGGCCGAGGAAGGCTCCATTGAGCTTGAGGGCAAGGTGCCGCTGCAGGCCGCCGTGGTCGAGGACAAGGACGAAGTCACTTTGCCTCCTGTTCCGAGCACCTGGGTGATCGTCCCCACCGTGCACGAGAACAGGTTGCTGAGCGATGCGCAGGCCCTGGAGCAGTACAGGGCCTCGGGGGCGCACTTTGGCAAGTTCGTGGACAAGGCAAGCGCAGACCGCTACCTTGTCTGGCTGGAGTCCAATCCAAAGGGCGAGGCTGGGAACGAGATCGAGCCGGAGGACTTTGGCGAGGACGGCGACGAAGTCGCCGGCAAGGATAAGGCGCCGGGACCGGCAAATCCCGGTCCTGCGATTCCTGGTCCGCAGACTGCGCCGCCGACACCTGCCCCGATCCAGACTGGCAGTGCCCCGTCGCAACAAGGCAATGTGAAAGGCTAGCCTATGTCAGAAACCAATGGCGGCATCTACCGCAACATGAAGTTCGACCCGTACAAATATCGGGAGTATCCCAAGTGGGTGACTCTGGCAAGTGGCGAAGCCGTGCTCGTGGACAGTCGTAAGGCCGAGATGGACGCCGAGCTGGATCATGGCCTTGCCAAGGCCGTGCCCAGTGCAAGCTCAAGGGAAATGGACCTTGCACGGCAGCTGGCCGAAGCGCAGAGCCTCATTCAAGAGCTGCGCCTTGCTAGGGGCACCGGAACGGTGCCCTCGGAGCCCCCCGTTGTCGGTGCCGTAGGCACGAAGAAAGCCTAAGCCGTGACTCTGCGGACTCCCCAAGACATCATCACTCTTGCCCTCAAGGATTGTGGTGTCTTGGGCGTCGGCCAGTCCGCCCTTGCGGAGGATATGAACGACGCCCTTGACACGCTCAACATGATGCTGGCACAGTGGAACCGCAAAAGGTGGCTGGTGTATCACCTCGTGGATGTCGTTGTGCCGAGCACAGGGCAGGCGAGCTACACCATTGGTCCGGGCGGGGACATAAGCAGACCTGTACGGCCGGATAGGATCGAGAGTGGCTTCTTTCGGCAGTTGCTTAGCAATCCACCAAACCAAGTCGATTATCCCCTTGGCATTATCCAGTCTCGTGAGGACTACAACCGCATCGCGCTCAAGCTCTTGCCGAGCTTTACCAGGCGGATATTCTATGATAGTGCTTGGCCACTTGGCGTGCTGCATCCCTACCCTGTCCCGCAGGCAAGCATCTACGAGATCCACCTGAGCCTTAAGGAAACCCTCACGGGGATCACTAGCCTTGTGACGGCAATAAACCTTCCAGATGAATACTTCGGCGCTTTGTTCTATAACCTTGTCTTGCGCCTCGGCGTGCGCTACCCGATCTCTCGAGACCAGACCATGCTAGATCAGTGGGAAACGGTCAAGGGCTTGGCCAAGGATGCGCTCAATGTGCTTCGCGGAGCCAACACACAAATTGCCTCGTTGACGATGCCGCCGGACCTTGTCCGCCGTGGTGCCTACAATATCTACTCCGACACTTCAAGCTAGAGGATATCTCAGATGGTAAGCCAGGTTGTGCAGTTTGATCCAGGTCAGCGACTTATCGACGGGAATGATCTCAACAAGAACTTCGGGCTGTATTTCGGGGCAAGCTCTGGCCTCACGGCAAAGGCCGGAGGTGGGCAGAGCCTGGCTACACCACTGCTTGGCGCGACGAACGAAGTGGCGGTCTGCGCGACGGGCAGCGACAGTGTGGTGCTGCCGCCGGCGACGACGCCTGGGCAGGCCGTCGCGGTGATTAACAATGGGGCGCAGACGCTGGCCATATTTGCAAGTGCCGGGACGGACAGGATCGTGCCGACGGCGACCATAGCGGCGAATGCCTTGGCGAATGGCACCGCTGCCACTTTGGCCTCTGGTGTGATGTGTGAGTTCTTCTGTTACAAGCCGGGGTTCTGGAAGCAGGAGACAAGCGTCTAGGCGCAAGCACGTCAATGGCTAAGCCTAGGAACGATAACCTAGTCCAGTTGCTTGGTGGGACGTACTTGGCACGCTCCGTCATTGCCTCTGCGCAGCGCTGCGTTAATTTGGTCCCTGAGATTAACCCTGGGGATAGTGAGACACCAGTTACGCACTATCTGCGAGCGGGGCTGCGCAAGCAAGGGACACCCACGACTGCGGGACAAGGTAGAGGACTGTACCGGGCGACGAATGGAGATTTGTTTGCTGTCGTCGGCACGGGGGTCTACTTTGTAGACTCCTCTGGTGTCTTTACCTTGCTTGGCAGCATCGCAGCTGGGACATCGATCTGCTCAATGACCGATGACACAAGCACGATGGTGCTTGTGGATGGGACGGCGACAGGCTACGAGGTTGTGCTTGCCACCCATGCATTCAGTAAGATTGTTGACCCGGAGTTCCTTGGTGCGGATAAGGTGGACTTTCTTGATACCTTTGTCCTGAGCAATGTGCCGGACACGCAGGAGTTTCAGAGCACACACTCAAACTCCCTCGTGTGGGACCCTCTGTTCTTTGCAAGCAAGACTGGGTTCTCGGACAAACTTGTGACCTTGGTCTGCTTCCATCGTGAAATCTGGCTCTTGGGTACGCTTACCTCTGAGGTCTGGTTCAACGCCGGCAATCCAACATTTCCCTTTGCCATCCTGCCGGGGGTGTTCTTCCAGCATGGCTGCGCGGCCCTGTATAGCGTAGCAACCCATGATCAGTATGTGTTCTGGCTGGACCAGGACAAGGACGGTGCCCGCACCGTGGTCATGGGAGAGCCTTACAAGGTCACACGGATAAGCACCTACGCGATCGAAGAGGCCCTGCGTAAGTACAAGGTCGTGAGTGATGCCATTGGCTTCATGGTCAAGCTGGGCGGACACATCTTCTACTATTTGACCTTTCCCAGCGCCGATGCCACCTGGGTCTACGACAAGCAGACGGAGCTTTGGCATGAGGAGACCTGGACGGATGGACAAGGGCAGGAGCATCGAAGCCGCCTCGTGGCGGCTTCTCTTGCCTACGGGATAAACTATGGCCAGGATTGGGAAAATGGTACTTTGTACCAGATTGATCCAGACTCATTTACTGATGCTGGAGTCGCTATTGTACGACGCAGAGGTTTTCCGCACATTCTGTCGAATGGGAATAGAGTTTCCTACGGAAGCTTCTCGGCCGATATGCAAGCAGGCGAGCAAGGGGCCTATGGAGACATCTTGACAGAGGGAGAGGCCCTCATTGAGACAGAGACTGGCGAACCATTGCTCACGGCAGAGCCTCCGGCGGCTCAGGTCTTCCTCCGCTGGAGCGATAACCGGGGCCGGACTTGGGGGAATCCCATTGCGCAGAGCTTCGGGGACACTGGCGAATACCTTGTGCAGCCGCAGTGGAGCCGCCTGGGCATGGCGAGGGATAGAGTCTTTGAATTGTTTTGGGACTCGCCGCAATTGACGGCCTTGAACGGCGCGTGGATAGACCCTCACCCGATGGGGAGCTAGACCTTGCCTCGCATTAGTGAGCTAAATCCAGCCGCCGCGCTTACGGGGACGGAGCTTGTCCCCTTGGATCAGAGCGGTCAGACCCTTGCGGCGCAGATCAATCAGATCATTACCTTGGCGCAGGCAAGCCTGGTGCTGCCAAGCGTGCCCGTGAGCGCCGCTATGCAGCCGGTGTTTCAGGCCCTGACTCTGGCGCTTGGCCGCACGGCAATGGCAGTGGCAGGCCTAGCGGACAACAACACCCTGACTGGCACCCAGACTTTCCAGGGCAAAGTCACCCTATCCGGGGCCTCTCTGAATGAGGCCTTTGCAGTCCTTGCCTCCGCAGCGACGGTCAATATCGGTGCTGCAGCGGCGAACTATATCCAGATCACTGGCGTTGTCGCCATCACGGCCTTTGACAATGTGCAGGCCGGAGTGGAGCGCACCCTTGAGTTTGCCGGCGCGCTCACGCTGACGAACAATGCAGCGATCTTGCTGCTTGGCGCGGCGAACATTACGACCGTCGCAGGCGACGTGGCAGTATTCCGAAGTGAGGGCGCTGGGGTTTGGCGTTGTGTGTCTTATGCTCGCATGTCCACCCTGCCGACCACCAAAGCCCTCATGCAGACGGGGACAGACAACCAGACCATTGTCACGCCGGCGCGTGTCAATGATGCAGATGGCGTGGCAAAGGCTTGGGTAAACTTTACAATGGGCGGTGCAGGCGCGACAGTTAATAAGAGTTTCAATGTGACCTCGGTGACAAGAAATGGAGCCGGAGATTACACGGTGAATTTTACTACAGCTATGGCAGATGCAAGCTTTGCGGCTGTTGCATTGCTCTGGGGAACTACTGCGAATTTCTTTGGTAGTGTAGCAGCTGTATCTACCAAAGCAGTCGGTTCTGTGCGTGTCGTGGCGCTTAATACGACAGCAGGATCACTAAGTGATCTGACAAATAGCAATATTGATCTTGTCTGCTATGGGCGGCAGTGATGGTCAGTGAATACCAAGTTATGTCGCCGAGGGCTCAGTGGGTGACGCCGGACGGGCTGCCGACACAAGCGTTCTATCGCTGCATCCTGGGCCTCTTTGAGATCATTGGGGCGAATAAGCCTGGGAGTCTAATTCCTGACAATAGTATTGCCAATGTCAAGCTGGAGCAGGCGCCGGCGCAGACGCTCAAGGGCAACCCGCAAGGTGTCTTGGCGGACGAAGTGGACTTGCTCCTTGGCCCTGGCCTTGCCTTTGTGGCCGGACGTCTGGCTGGCACAGCCTTTCGGCTGACCTTTGTCAGTGCTCCGCAGGCCATTGCAAGTGCAGGAGGGCTCGCACTCTTGCACGGCCTCGGGGCGAAGCCCTTTGGGGTGGCAGCAACACTTGTCTGTCTCGTCGGCGAGGCCAGCTATGTGGCTGGCCAGGAGGTAGAGATAGGCTTTGCCTCTGTGAGTGTCATTAGGGAAGTGGCTGATTTGCTAATCCGCTTCTCTAACGCGGTGAGCGTGTTCACCTTGCCTGATGCCACCACGGGCGCACCGACGGCGCTGACCAATGCTAACTGGAATATTGTGTTTAGGGCCTGGATATGAGCTGGGATGAAGAGATGAAGGCACTGGAGGACTGGTGCAGGGAGCATGGGCGGCCATTGCCAAACGAGAAATGGATGTGGTTTCCCTGGAGAGTGGACAATCCTGTAGAGGTGGCGCCGCCGTGGAGGCCTAAGCGTGACTAGGCCATTCATAGTGTTTGCCATGCCCAGGGCGCGGAGTGCCTGGCTATCCGCTTTCCTTACCTATGGAGAGTGGACCTGTATACATGAGATGTCGGTGGCCTTTGGGCAGATCTCGGACCTGGACAAAATCTTGTCTCGGCCGCGGACTGGTGTATGTGATACGCAGCTGGCGCTGTGCTGGCCGGAGGTGATCGGGCGCTGGCCGCAGGCCAAGCTGGTCGTCTTACGACGACCCAAGGCAGAGGTGGTGCGAAGCTGCGAAGCCCTTGGCTGGCACGGCCCCATGCTGGAGAGGGCCGTGGATAGGCTAAGCTTGGCCCTGGATGAAGTCAGCACCCTTAAGGGTGTGCTCTGCACAAGCTTCCAAGAACTCAAACACGAGAGCAAGGCACGAAGCGTGTTTGAACATTGTCTGCCTTGCGCTTGGGACCCTGGCTGGTGGGAACACACCAAGGATCTCAATATACAGATTAGGCCAGAGGTCTTGATTGCTCGGGCGCAAGCCAATCGCCTGGGGATAGAACGGACCTTTGGCAGGGCCACGGCGTACTATGACTCGCGGGTGCTACAGTAAGGATACCTTGCAATGCCCATAGGCTTGGGGACGGCGCTGTTGCTCAGTGCTGGCGGTGGATTGCTTAGCGCGGCGCTGAGTGCAGACGCGGCAAGTGGGGCAGCAGACACACAAGCTTCTGCCGCGCGAGAAGCGAGCGCGAATGCACTTACGGCCTCTCGTGAGGCGGCGGCGCGCTTGCAGCCCTTCGCCACTGGTGGCGTCAACGCCTTCAACACCCTTGGCCTAATGACTGGGACGGCGCCGGGGACCAGTCCGCTGACAGCGCCCTTGACAGCGCCCTTCAATCCGGCGGATTTGACGCAGACGCCTGGCTACAAATTCACGCTGGATCAAGGGCTGCAAGCAGTCCAAAGTGGCATGACAAGCGGAGGCCTTGGCAGAAGTGGTCCGGCTCTCAAGGGCGCAGCGAACTACGCAACTGGGTTGGCAAGTACGACCTACAACCAGCAATTGCAGAACTACCTCACGCAGAATCGGCAGATCTTTGATATGTTGTCTGGGCAGGCGAACCTTGGTGAGAACGCCGCTGCTGGCGCTGGGGCGCTTGGCGTGCAAGGCACGAATTTCTCAAACAACTTCTTGACTAGTGGCGCTGCTGCTCAGGCCGCCGGGCAGGTCGGCGTGGCCAACGCCATCGGTGGCGGAATCAATAGCCTGACATCGAGCGCATTGACTGGGGCAATCTTGCCACAGCTGCTTGCTCGCAATGCGCAGAATCCATTGCAGGCTGCTACTGGTAAGACTACATAAGGAGATCTTGCCGTGCCACTCGATCCCAGTATCTCCCTTGGGGCTGCGCCGCAGCAAAGCAATCCTTTGGCGATGGCCGGGCAGGCCGTGGAGCTTGGCAACAATCTGGTCAAAGGCCAGCTGCTGCAAAATCAGAATGCCCTGTTCCAGCTGCAGACCCAAAGCCAGCTTGCCATTGGAAATATCCTTGCGCAGCATACGAACCCAGAGACAGGCGAGGTGGACTTGAAAGGCGCTATGGCTGCGACGAGCAAGAGCGGCCCAGCGGCTTATGGTATGCAGGACATTCTAAAGAAGAATGTCGAGAGACAAATTCAACAGCTCGAACTGACGACCAAGGCCATTGGGATGCATAGCAAGATCGCAGAGACGACAGCCAATGCTTTTGGGCCCTTGCTGCAAAAGCCTGGAGGTGGCTCCGACGACGACCTCAAGAACACCATTTCGCAGGTCTGGAATGTGTACTCCACCGATCCGATGATCATGGATAGTCATAGAGAGGCTATTCGCAAGCAACTGCTTACCACGTTTGCGAATCCGCCACCACAAGGCCCTGGACGCGAAGAATGGGTTCGCAGCCATTGGGCACAGTTCCAGGAGTCCAAGGCCCAGATGGATGCGCAGACACCCGACAGGTTCGAGGTGGATACAGGCTCGACCAAGGATGTCTATGGCATTGATAAGATGTCGGGGAAAATCACTCGAATGGTGAGTGCGCCCAAGGGGCTTACGCCAGCGGAAGGGGCAGCGCCCGTTACGGCGCCGGGCGGGCAGCCGGTGCCCCTGCGAAGCACGACCTTGGCGCCAGGGCAGGGCACGAGTCTGGTCAGTCCGACAGCGCGAGGGAATGCACTGGTCGGTGCGCAAGGCAATCCCTTGGCAGGCCCAACGCAGGATCAGACCGACGCGATGACCGCCGGGGTGGCTGAGGACAATGCGCTTGTCGGGCCGAGGGGCACGGTGCCGCAGGCAGCACCAGGGCAAGGTGCCACTGGGCCGAGTGGAGTGCCAAGCCTGCAAGGGCAGCCCAGCGGTCGCATCGCGCCGCAGACCACTGTGGAGGCAGAGCTGCAGAAGCCTGCGATCAAATACGCTGAAGCGCTCGATGAACGAGTCGAAGCTGGTGGGCAGATGCAGAAGCAGCTGGCGGAGGTCATTCCTCTGTTGAGCAAGATCAATACAGGTGGCTTAGGTGAAGTCAAAGCGAAGCTGGCACAAATTGCACAGGGCATTCCAGGGGTTTCACCAGATCTCGTAAAGCGCATTGCCAATGGTGATCTTGCTGCGGCGCAGGAATTTGACAAGTTCATGGTAACGTATGCAACAACTACTATGTCTAGGGCACTTGCAGGTAATACAGGCAAGTTCACTCAGATGGAATGGGCAAAGTTCCAAGAGGCTAATCCAAATCTCAACACAGACCCAGAGGCTGTCCGCAAGATCTTCAACTTTGCGACTCGTATGTATCAGATGGATCGCAAGGAGCAAGAGGCTCTGGTGGAAGCAAGAAAAGAACCTGGATTCAATATAACAAATTGGCAGAATACTTGGCAGAAGAGAATGCAAAAAGAGGGCATGATTAATCCGCAGGAGATTCCAGAGCCAAAGCCAGCCCAGAAAGCGACTACGCATGAGGAGAGGCTTAGACAACTCTTTGGGGCTCGGCCCTGATGGCAGAGCGCGGAGCGCCTGGAGAGGAAGACCTACTCCAGTTGGAAGATAGTGCGCCGGACTTGGCAACGGCTGTTCATCAGGCTGTGCAAGAGGGCATCCCTGGCGATGCTATAATGTCCTATGTGAGGAGGCATCCCAAGTTCAAGGCTGGACTCGAGGCCGGCGTGCCTGAGGCTGATGCTATGGATTATCTTGGCATTGGCGACGTTTACAGGAGTGATTTGCAGAAGAAAGCTGCAGAAGGCTTTGGCTATGGGCGCGAGGCGACAAGCGCGCTGACCCTGGGCGGGAGCAAAGTGGCAGAGGCCGGGGCAAGGTCTGGGAACCTTCTCCAGTTCGTTGATCCGATGGGGCTGCCGAGCTTGGCGACGGCAAAGCCGCTGCCGGACGACGCCAATCGGCCAAGCTACAGCGAAGCATATAAAAGTCTTGAGGCCGGGCAGAGTGCCTATGAGGCGGAGCATCCGGGCATTAGTGCCCTTACCAATGCCGTGGGGACGTTGCCGGCAACGGCAACGGGGCTGCGCTTGGTACAGGGTGGAGCGCGGCTTGCCACGGCGTCGATACCGCGCGTCGGTGCCATGCTAACCGGCGACGTTGCGACGGGCGCGTCTGGGCTCGAACGCTTCGCCCGACCACTGACAAGCAACGCCCTTATGGGCGGTGAAGCCAGCGTCATGCAAGGCGGCGTGCAACCGGGGGAGCGAAGCTGGAGCGACATTGGCGAGGGCATGGCAGCAGGGGCCGCTATCGGCGGTGTGCAGCGGCTGTTTGGCCATGCCATGACAGGGGACATAAGTCCCTATGTAGCTGAGAATGCTCAGCGCGCAGCGAGCCTGCCAACGCCAATAAATCTGGCGCCGAGACAGCTTAGCGAGACGGCACCTGGGCAGGTCAGCCATGGCCTCGCTGTGGACCAGCTCAAGGCATTCCAGAGGAACTTGTCGCATAGTCTGGGAGAGGATTTTGATACCTTCTCGACCGAGAACATGGCGAAGGCAAGGAAGAACATCGGCGATCAGCTGAGCAATGTAGTGCCGAGGCTTGGCATTGACGCTCGGGGAGAACTTACGGCTGCCACTCGTGGGGCGCCGAACATTGCTGATGATCTTGCTGCAATCGAGACCAAGCTTCACGCGAATATGGACCCGAAAGATCCAGGCTTTAGCCGGGTGGAGTTCGTGCTTGGGCAGCTCCGAAAGGAGCTTACGCAGGCCGCAGGACGTCCGGCCCCCGGCGGCTTTGTGGCGGGCGAGAAGTATCAGACCTGGACGAACAAGGACGGGCTCATTGATCAGTTGAATCAAGGGAATACGAAAAGGTACTTTGCGGATGTAAGAGGGGCCGTTGAGAATGCGCTGGAACGTGGCAGCCCTGCCGATGCAGTGGAAACCTTCCGTGACTATCGGGCGAAGTACAAGAATCTGATTGCACTCGAAGATCCGGCTGCAAAGGCGGCGACGAACACTGGAGGGCTAATCAATCCAGATCATTTGCCTGGTGCCCTGCGCGGCACGTTTGATGACTATGGCTGGAAGGGCACGGGGCCACGAAGCCAGATCTTGGCAGACTTGGCGGAAGTCAGTAAGTTTGTGCCGAAGCCGACGGCGACGGGGGGAGTTATTCAGCGAGGCAGCCATAATTGGGGTAAGACTGAGGCCGCACTTGCAGGAAGTGGTATCACAGGGGCAGCTATCCTTGGCATTGAAAAAGGGCCGGAACTCCTGCATAGCTTGGCGAGTGGAAGTCCAAGTCATTTAGCCTTAGCGGCTGGTGGAGCGACCTTGGCTGGGCTCGGCTTCGGTGGGCGGCTTGCCGCAAGGCGCATCGCTCAGCAGCCTTGGTATCGCAACGCCGTGCTCGGTTCGGTCCTTGCTCCGAATCTCTATCCTACTGCCAACCCGCTCCTAGTCGCACCGATGGTTGCAGCCACCCAAGAGCGCTCGGAAGAGTAGGACGAAGGTGTAGAAGAGGCAGAAGCCTAGGGCTGGCCAGAAGGCAAGGTAGGCGTGGGCGAAGAGGGTCACGAGCCAATCAATCATCAGATTTGTTCCTTGTTCCAATCCTGCTCTTGTTCCTTGACGCGCTTGGCGAGGCGTAGGGCTGCCTTTGCCTTTCGTTTGGCGAGCATCTCGCTGGCGTTGCGTAGGCCAAAGACATGCTCTGACAGGTCATGCTCTTTCATCCAGGCAAAGAACTCTGTGTCTGTCATGTTCCCCTTTAGGTTGTTACATCGTAAGCAGGCCGCGACAATGTTGGCACCGCCTCTGCCGCCACGCGACCGAGGCACCTTGTGATCGCGCGTTAGGCTATTTGGCTGTCCAAACATCGAGGTCATTTTCCTTCCACAATAGTAGCATAGCAAAGAGCCTACTCCTCTCGACACTCCGGGCAGAAATGTACCCATTCTTGGCCCGCCTTGCGGGCTTGCCAGCCTAGGTCACGCAGGCGCTGCCGGCTGTCCTCGAAGGTGTCTTCTAGTTCTTCACTCGTTCCGCAATGGTCACATTCGACAAAATAAATTCCTTTGCTCTGCGTAAGCACGGGTACCTCCATTGGTGGGCATGTATGAGAAAATGATCGTGGGCTACACAGTTATCAAGTGAAACCAGCCGCCATCTGCCCGCTCAAATATCTGGTCTGGCGGGATAGGGAACTTTAGCTGATCGATGAACAACCCATGCTTATGGCAGGAGGCGTAGAGTGTTGTGTCGTCGATCAAAAGCAAGGCGCCATTGAAGGCAGCTTTTTCGAGAGCGTACTTAGCCAAAGGGGCTGGCTCGCCAAGGACATAGTTCTGATTTTCCCAGACAAAGAGATAGTCACAGTCGCGGCTCATTCGACACCTCTCTCGTGGGCCGGCCTAGGCTTCCAAAGGTGCGTCCCCGCTTCGCGCATTAGGAAGTTGCTTCGCTCGGCGATTTCAAGCACTTTCATCACCTTCTCGCTAGGTATCCGGCTCTGAAGAAAATGAACGAGATGTGATTCGTCCATTGCGCGCTGGGTCTTGGCATAGGCCTTCCAGCAGAACTGATGCAACTCTTGAATGACTTGCGTGTCGCTGCGTTGAGTCATCTCGCGGAAAATGTCAGGCATCTGGTGTTCGGCCTTGAGCAGCCACTCGCGCGCCCTGTCAAAGTCATCAAGCTGGATAACCAAATCGTCGGCCCTTGCTATACTTGCCACCATAGCCAGCTTGAGTGTCGTCACCCAGCGGCGAGGCAAGTAATGTGTTAGC